AAATGCACAACGGAATAGACCACTCACTTCCTTCTACTTACAAAGCCCTTCCAGAAATTCGTAAGATGGAAGGAGGTAGCATTCTTAGTGATGTCGGAAAATTCGCAAAAGAGGATATCCTACCAATGGCGAAAGAAATTGCCCCAATTGTTCTTCCCCTTGTGATGCAAGCACTTATGGCGGGTGCAGGGTCGCAAGTTGCAGGGGCGCAAGTTGCGGGGCAAATGGTAGCCGGTGACATTGGTGGTTCATTCGGAGGTAAAGGAATGAGCGAGAAACAACTACTCGAGGCACTGAAGAGACGTTAAAAACTTTTTTATATGATATTATTTTAAATAATAATATCGATGAATATTATATATGTCAGCCGAAGAAATAGTTGAAAAAATATTATCAAGAAAACAACCAATAATCGATGCTAAAAGACCTTTTGATAGGACTAAAGGAAAATTAGAGAAAAAAGATTTATCAGATGGGAAGAAACAATATGAAAAAGTAGGGAAAGATAAACGCAAAAGAGTTCGTGATATGGAAACAGCCGAACAAGACAAGAAATATATTAAAAAAATGAAACGTTTTATAAGAGGGGATAAAGACACAAGAACATTACAGCAAAAACAAGAAGCGAATAAAAAATATGTTGAGAGCGTATTTTTAAAAAATGCATTACTGCAGACAAAGAAGATTCAGGCAAAAAGCAAAAGAAAATTATTTGATGTTGGTATGACTCACAGAATTAAGCACACGCAAACGAAAAAATTAAAGCCAATTTTGCCTATAGTCAAGTATAAACCAAAAAATGAAGCATATGAAAATGAACCGGAATATGTAGCACCAGAAGATATGGGTAAGGTTGTAAATGATAGTGAAATAGGTGAAAAGAAGGACATAAAATATGATATGGCTAATTATGTACAAAAACCATACGAGTCAGAAAAACAGGTGATACTTCCTAATGTTGTAACGACAAAGAAAATAATTAGGAAGGCATACAAACAAAAGCCGATGCCAAGTTATCCTAAATACATTATCGAAGAGCGCGATTTGTTACAGATGGATTTAGAAAATTCTCAGATTATACCTATTGGTTCATCGTCTTACAGAGGGGCTAAATACGGGGGTGATTTTGATTTTTTGGAAGTCATTGAAAGAGAAGGTAAGGAAGAAACCGTTAAGTTTTTCGCAGATAATCTTATTCGCGTAGTTAAAAGTATCAAGAAGTTACCGACTCACTATTTTATGGAGGTGAAATGTGGAAGTGATGAAAGGTATAGATTAGATTTAGACAAAGGAGAAACTGAGTTATCAGACAAATTTAAACAAATGTTAAAAGATAAACTGATATCCAATGAAGAATATGAGTTATTCATTAGTTATGTAAGGAGTACCGAACAAATTGATAAAGAAAAGATGAAGAAGCTATTGAGAGACCACCGTGTTATTAGGTGGGAGATGGAAGAGATTTTAGCAAATTCGAAAAAAATACCAAATGGGACTATTACATTAGAACAAGCTATTCAATGTCAAGAAAAATCAAATATTGAGCTTACAGTTGTCTTAAATAATACTTTAGTTGAAACGTCTAACTTCTTCGTTGTGCAATATACGGCAGGCGATGTATCACATGGAATAAATGCGAACGACGATTTTATTAACGATAGCCGAGGTGTATTCATTAGAAATATAGTCGATGCTATAAAAACCCTACTCACAAGTAAAATCGAGTTTTACCCTTACAAGGCGATTAAGAGATATTACAGTTTAGCGAAGTATATTGACGATGACGAATTAAGGGCGGTTCTTTTCCCGTTTATTAATAATGACATTGGTGAAGTTGGAAAAGTAAGAAGCGAATTACAATGCATTTCTAAAGTTTTGAAGAAATACGGTAACGCAGTAAGTAAAGAAGTTGTGATGAACCAAATAGAAAGTATAAAATACCGTCTAATTTCTATATTGTCCCTTCATGATGACACTATTAATTTGTTAAATATGAAAATAATATTTTTGGATGTCGATTATGCATATACTCATATTATTGAGTTTTGTGATATTGTCGCAGATGCAGTAAAAAAGTATATCGACGATGTCAGTTTTAAGTTTTTGAAAGTTTCTAAGTTATACCCTATTCCGGATAAATACTTACATTTTTAAGGTGAAAATTAATATATTAATATATAATATACTAATATGTCATTGTCTATTCTACATGAAGCAAACGCACAAGAATTAAAATGTAAATCGTTAGAGGTTGATAGTCTTATAGCAGATAATATAAGAAATACTGTAACCCCGCAGAAATTCGGAGCAGTTCAAGATGGTGTGACTGATGATAGCGTAGCATTACAAGCGGCTATTGATTACTGTATTCAAAATGGGTGTGTTTTGGAACTTTGCGCGGGACATTGTTACGCGTTTAATCATACACTTGTTATTAATTGTCCATTCAGTGCAGGGACAACCGCTTACACTATGGGGCTAACCATCAGAGGGCAAGGGATGAAAACGAGAATCGAAGGTTCAGGAAGTGGTTTATATTACCAAGGGACAGACTCCGAAGCGATTAGCGTTCCAGGACAAGTTGTCACCGGTGGGTCATCCTATTGTGTTAGTATGCATGATTTTTCAATTTTTACTAACACCGCCATCGCTATTTACATGGTTGGAATGAATGGCCCTTCTTTCTTGGAGCGTATATGGTTTCAATGTGCTAACGCTTGTCAGTGCATACTGAAACTTCAATATAGCATAATTCAAACAACCGTAAAAAACTGTATATTCTTTGATGGGTCAGTTCATCAGATTGAAGTTTTAGGATGTCATGAGATTTCAATTTGTGGTAATCAATTTTACGGATGCCAAGCAGTTGGGCTTTACCTTCGTTCATCGACATGTGTTAAAGTGAGAGACAATTTCTTCGAGTTGATGCCTTGTTGTATTGAAATTACTAACACTTTAGGAACATCTCAATCAGGGGGTTACACTATTTCAGGTAACTTTTTCAATAATGCCACATCTCCACCCGCGGGATTATCTACAATTAATCAACGTGCGGTTTTGGTTCGTTCACAAGATACTACTAAAGGATTCGGACTATCATGCGAATTGTCAGATAACCTATGTTATTACGGTATTGTCTCGGGCGGTGTATTTACTCACGGTCTTAATCCTTATTGTTTTGAAATTCTCACTATTGATAACACAGTTCCAACACTTAAGCAATTGTGGAATATTCATGATAATGTTGTTCAAGGTGTTGAAGGCGCAATGTGTCACATAGACGACCCCCGTGTTCTCGTTACATGCTTTAATAATGATGTTAGAGAATTACTCAACCTTGACGGAACAGCCCCTATTTTGCCCGAGTTGGTTAATGCTACGGCAACTATAACAGGCGACTATTTCGCAAAGAGTATGACTTTAGGAGATACTACTAATTCAACTTCTACTTCAACAGGTGCGGTTATTGTTTCTGGTGGTATGGGTATTCTTAAAAATATTAATGTTGGTGGTGTTTCGAAGTTTATGGATACCGTCGATTCTTCTTCTACATCTACAGGAAGTCTTAAAATAGCAGGAGGTTTAGGAGTTGCTAAGGATTTGTATGCAGGGGCAAATGTTAGGATTCTTGGTAATGCCGATACTTTCGGGGCTACTACTGGTGCGCTTGTTGTTACTGGTGGAATTGGTGCGAATGCCTTAGAATGTGCTTCATCTGTTCAAGCGATGGGTATTATTCGCGCATCGAGTACACTCGAGGCATCAACCACATCAACAGGAGGACTATTATGTACTGGTGGTATTGGAGTTGCTAAAAGTATCGTTTTAGGTGGTGTTCTTAAAGGAACTCTTACGACTGATTCCGCGGATTCAACAACTGGAGCATGTATATTTGCCGGTGGTGTTGGAGTTGCCAAAAACCTTAATATTGGTGGTACTCTTGTTAAAGGAGGTGGTAGTTTCCAAATTCCACACCCCGATCCATCTAAACAAGGTTGGAAATTGAGACATTGTTTCGTTGAATCCCCTACTCGTGGAGACAATCTTTACAGGTTTAAAGTTGAAACAAAAGGATTGAAGGCGTCTATTTCCCTACCCGATTACTTTAAATTCATTAATGAGGATGTCCAAGTTTTTGTATCGCCTAAATGCATTCTCGGTAATGGTTGCGGTATTGTTTCCGATGATTTGGCAAAGGTTGATATTAGCGTTAGTGTTGATGGTGTCTATAATGTGCTTGTTATTGGAACACGTAAGGATGAACTAATGCATAAATACTGGGATGAGTTCGGGGCTGAAATTCCACCACAATAAAGAAAATTTAAAAATAAATATATTAATATATAATATACTAATATGACTATCGAATACCCCGTTATGATTCATAATATCCCTTTTCTCGAAGTGCCAAAAAAGGAAGAAGTAAAGGAAGAACCTAAGATTGAGGTTAAAGAAGAAGTAAAAGTTGAAATTAAAGAAGAGCCTAAAGTTGAAATTAAGGAAGATTTAAAGATTGAGGTTAAAGAAGAAGTAAAAGAAGAGCCTAAGATTGACTTTATGGAAGAACGACGGAAAAAATGGCGAAGGATGTAAATTTTTTTTGAATTATATTGTTTTTTTGAAAAAATAATGTTAATTATATATATATCAATATGTCATTGTCTATTCTTCATGAAACGAATGCGCAAAATCTAAAATGTAATACCTTAAGTATCCTTGCAACCACTCAAGCGGTTTCAACTTCAACCGGTGGGCTTACTCTTGTCGGTGGTTTAGCTGTTGCGAAAGATGCTTTTTTAGGTGCAGATGTTAAAATTCTTGGTACTAAAGATGCAACATCTGCTTCAACTGGTTCATTAGTTGTGAGTTATGGAATCGGATGTGGTAATATCGTCGCCGCTGCCACAATTGAAAGTAGGGGGGCTCTGTATTCAAGCTCAACTATTGATTCAACTTCTACAGACTCGGGAGCTCTTCAGGTGGACGGTGGTATGGGTGTTGCTAAAGATTCATTCTTCGGTGGAAACGTTAGAATGATTTTTAATGCTGATGCACTCTCTCCATCTTCTGGTACTCTTGTGTGTGCTGGTGGAATTGGATGTTCTAATCTCGTCGCCGCCGGAACAATTGAGTCACGTGGTGCTCTTTATTCAAGTTCTACTCTTGATTCGACTTCTGTGTCATCCGGAGCTCTTCAAGTTGACGGAGGCGCTGGAATTGCTAAAGATATGTTCGTAGGTGGTGCGGCTCATCTTGTTATTACTACTGAAAGTACAAGTATTTCAACAGGTGCATGTATTGTTGCCGGTGGGTTGGGTGTTGCTAAAAGTATTATTGTCGGTGGTGTTCTTAAAGGAACTCTTACGACTGATTCCGCGGATTCAACAACTGGAGCATGTATATTTGCCGGAGGTGTTGGAATTGCTAAAAACCTTAATATCGCTGGAGCTCTAACTAAAGGCTCAGGTAGTTTTTTGATTCCACATCCCGACCCTTCTAAGGAAGGCTGGAAACTGAGACATTGTTTCGTTGAGTCCCCTACTCGTGGAGACAATCTTTACAGGTTCGAAGTTGAAACACATTCGGGTGTTGGTTGTGTTGCTCTTCCTTCATACTTTAAATTCCTTAATGAAGACGTTCAAATTTTCGTCTCACCAAAAGACCAGTTCATTAGTGCATATGGTGGAATATCTGAGGATATGAGTAGCCTTATTGTTAAATCACAATGTGACGGTATATTTAACGTTCTTATTGTTGGAACTCGTAAAGACAAAATCGCTAAAGACTACTTCGACGCTGAAGGTTGTGAACTTGCACCAAAGTAAAAAAACTTTAAAATTTATATTAATATCATTGAATGATATTAGTATAGGCAAACTTGATAATATGGTTAGTTCTGACTATAGTATTACGTTAGATATTTTCTAATATTATAATATATGAAACAAAAGCGAAAAGTAAAATGTGGAAGCGTTCCGAATGATATTAAGGACAAAGTAAAAGATATAATACATGCCATCGAAGGAACAAGAAAGGGAATTAAGCCACAATCACGTAAAATATTAGAATCAATAGGGTCTAAAGTAGTAAAAACCCTTACGGTTGTGAGGCGTCCACTTCCTAAGGTTATTTCTTTATTGGTTAAATTAGCTAATTTTAATCTTCTTAAACCATCACACGACCAATTATTTCATTTGTTTTTAGTCTATGAATATGATGACGGAAAGAAATATATATTAGAAAAGAATGAAGAAATTAACATTGAAGAATATAGCTTAGAAAAGAATGATGATGTTAGACAATTAACAATTAAACTACCTTACACAATGAACGGGATGATTAACACAACTATTAAAAAAGTAGGAGAAGAAGCATTCTACCATTATAGCGCCTTTAGTGATAATTGCCAAAAATTCGTATTTGATGTATTAAGAAGTAATCATGTGTATATGTCAAATGAAATTCAAAAGTTTATATTGCAAGATGTCAAAAATTTAGTTCCCGAGTGGGCGAAGAAGATAGTTAATGTTGGTACTGATATAGTTAATCGCATAGATATTATAAGAGAAGGTGGAAAGAAGAAAAGAAAAGGTGGTGTTTATAAGCCATATGATAGCAAGGAAGAAGGAATAGCGAGGATGCGTACACTATTGAATAACGCAAGAATTCCTAAAGATGACGCGGAAAAATTCATTAAGAATGAACAAGCGGATAAAATAAAACACGGGCTTACAGTAATAAGAAAGAATATCGCGAAATTGAAGAAGGCGTTAAATAGTCCAAATGATAAGGACGTTTTAGATGAATATATTAAGTATTCAAAAGAATCATTTAAAACGATTGACGATAAATTGAAAAATATGATAGTTCATCAGAAGGATTTAGAAGACGATGTAGAATTCGTCAGAAAGGAAGTAGGAAATAATATGAACGAAATAGAAGAAGTTAAAAAAATTACTGAAAAGATAAGTCAAGGATTAGCAAAACAGGACGAACACTTCGAAGGTTACTTTGAAAAGCTATTGTTTATTATTAAGGATATCTACACAGGCTTAAAAATATTTAAAGAGTTCATCGATAAGCAAAACAAGAAAAAAGATGTCGATTAATTTTCTATTATTATTTATATATAGATGCCTATACATGAAAATAAGAAGGAAAAGTATTTTCAATATGGAACTAAAGGAAAGAAATACTATTATACTAACTTAGTGAGTAAGTTATTCGCATATTTACAGTGCTTACAACAAGCGAAAGCAATACACGCGAGTAAATATAGGAGGTTACATACTTAAATTACGTGGTTCGTGCTTCGCACTTCACCACCGTTCGCCTTCGGCTCACGAGGCGCGAAATGCATAAATAAAATCATTCTAAAGTATGATTTTTATAATTTTTTAATAAATATAAAAGTACGTGGCTTGTTGTTCTTCATCTGCATATTCGCAAACGTCACACTCATTGAATAATGTTTCTCCATTACTTCCTATATTTTCGAATGATTCTTTAGCGAATTCATCACAACAATCGAGACGGTCATCCCCGCAATACCACCTATTACATTTAATGCACCTGAAACATAAATTTAATTCTTCCGGTTTTATTCCTTTTCTACATGAACAACAAAAGTATGTCATTTATATAATTGTGATACATTTTATTTTTATTCCTTTTTTTCTTCGTTAACATCTTTTCTATATCTTAAATGCGTCTGTAGAGAATGCCCCATGATTAAAGCGTTTTCTTCCAATATCTTATTATTCGGCAACCCGTTCTTTGTGTATGCTTCGTATTCATGATTAATATATGAATGTCTTATATTGTCTATTCCACAATTCAATAATTTCTTAAGGATTCTTAATATTTGTTGATAAGATGTAAAGCCTAAAAGACTATCTCCAGACTTTAAATTAGATTGTTCTATATATTCATCTATAATATTCTGAAGTTTTTCGGGGATTTCTACGGATTGCTGTTTATATGTTTTAGAAGTCTTGTAAAAGTTGAATACGAATACTTTATCCTTCATGTCGTAATAGTTAAAGTTGTGGTCTTTCATGTTATTAGGTGTTAACGCGATTTTCATATATAGGTAATCATTAAATCTTCTTGGTGGCAAGTAAGTATATAGCGACAGTATCAAATAGTTTTTCCACTTCTTTTTATCCTTCTGTTCTTCACGAATTTTAACTATTTCATCCCATTTAGGGATTATACCGGCATATTGTGAGTTGTCCGATTCTTTTTCATTACTTTTGGCACGTAATGCGGATACATAAGATTGGTATTTAGATATTACTTCTTTGTCCCCTTTTTCATTTTTTAGTTTCCAAATAATGGCACATATAATTAACTTGATGCAAGGTACAGAGAGTTTAACCCCTTTTTTATTTTTGGCTTCTAACAGTGCTTCTAACATCTCCCTTGGTTTACTAAAGTCGCTTTTTTCGTAACGCTTTAGGTAGAACTCGTACATTTTCTTAGTTGATTTAGCGATTTCCATATATTATATATCCACAAATTAAATATATTTCATAAAATTTAATAATAATATTGAGGAATATTATTATTCTATCGAAAAGTATAGTAATAAATGGATTAAATCGATCGATTTATAGAACAAGTCCATTAAACCCGTAGGAAATTACCTTTAAAATCACGAATATAACCAAAAAATGCGAATATTAACCACCCTTTTTATATTCGAATTGTTATATAACTAAAAAGTGAGGAGTAAATTTTTTTTATATCGAGAATTCGTACCATAAAAAAAAGTTCTGTATTACAAAAATATTATTCCCCTACGTACAAAAGGAATTTATTTACGTATCGACCCCGCCAATTTCCTAAAATGATTTTAAACGCACTACACAAATAATTTTTTTGCCTTTCGTTTTTCTTTCCTTCTTTCTTTCATTAGGTTTTTGCAAGCTATTTTATCACAAGAACAACCATTATTCAGAGCGTATGTCAAGCAAGCAAAATGACCGTTATTTATAGAGGCGTATACTGTATCTTCATCCCAAGTGCACCCGTTTTTATGAGCATATTTCAAGCAGTCCAGTCGTCCATATTCAACAGCACATTCACAAATTCCTTTATCCCAAGGGCATCCATTTTCATGTGAATATTTCAAACAATCTAAATGACCACCATAAACGGCACGCCAACAAGTCTCCCTATTCCAAGGGCATCCGTTTTCATGTGCATATTTCAAACAATCTAAATGACCAAAATAAGCAGCACGCCAACAAGTCTCCCTATTCCAAGGGCATCTGTTTTCATGTGCATATTTCAAACAATCTAAATTCCCATATTCGACAGCACGAATACAAGTACATTCATCCCATTTGCATCCGTTTTCATGTGCATATTTCAAACAATCTAAATGACCATGTGAAGCAGCAAAAATACACGTGTTTTTATCCCATCCGCATCCGTTTTCATGTGCATACTTTAAACAATAAACATAACCAAACATTGCGGCATAATAACACGTAGAATAGTCCACGTCAAAATGTAGCACGGTCAATAGTTCATAATTAGTTTTAACCATTTGATTAATCACCTTAGCTATTAATGTGAAATTCCTCATTTGTTCTTGTGTGCAGTAATAAAGTATGTCTTGAATATCGTAATAATCCATTTATATAGTAGAAAGATATAAAATTTTTATTTATGTATTTCGCGCCTCGTGAGCCGAAGGCGAACGGTGGTGAAGTGCGAAGCACGTAACCACGTAAAATATATAATTCATTTACTTATTGCCTTTCTAATCCTTCCTGTTCAACTTAAACGCACTTTCGATATAAAAATAATATAACATAATAGTATATAATGCATTGTGGAGCTAACTTTAAATGTTGCGATGAATTCGATGGTGAATACACCGAAGTTAAAACAGAAGGCGATAAAGCGGTACATTATGCTAAGGCAGTCTGTAAATATTGCGGGCACTTCATCAAATGGTTACCGACACCTGAGAATATAGACAGAACAGTTAAAAGGCGGCAAACAATTAAAAAAATATTAGCACTTCCTGAGGTACAGAGTGCACATCGTGAATTCCTGTTGAGCATAAATGAACTTCGTAAGTTGTCACCTAAACAAACAACATATTATGATGACTTAGTTAAAAAATACATTTAAAAAAATAATTATCTTTAATTATTTTATAATGGGTGTTGATTTCTACGCGTGCGATAATTGCGGTGAGGTAAGGCATGAGGATTCCTTAAAAATATGTAATGATGAATGCAGTAAAGTATACTGTGATGACAAAGAGGAATGCTTAAAATGCATTTGGGATACAGGTAAAAAGGATGAATACGGAGAAAGGATTATACAGTGTGTACATTGCACGCACGAAGAACATAAAAAATGTGTAACTGATGAGGACATTATTAAATTCCTTCTTTCCTATTATAATAAAACACACAAGAAGAACATATTAACAAAAGAATCGTGTATTGAATTAATTAAACAACATTAAATAATTATTATTAATTATTTACAACACAGTAAACGTTACTTTCTTCGGTGAATATTTATACCAATATTTACAGCACACGTGAGGGATTCTTTCAATGGTAAATATGCTTCTATTCCCCCTGTAATTTCCTAATTGTTTCACCTTGCTTTTTATATCGTCATTCAATCTAACTTTATTCTTCATATCACGAAGTCCTAAATTATTAATTTCATCAATTCCGGCTTTTGCGACGTAATCATATAAATATATTTCATTTGGTTTTAGCACATCAAGCATTGCCAAACATAACTGTTGTTTTTTAAGTAATTCTACTAAATTATTCATATATAATGTAGTAAGAAAATAAATTCAATAATTTGTAACTATTAAATGCTCACAACATCGCCCCGTTAAATCATAACGCTTAGCATATGTAGTTTTAATATGCCCCTTGTATAGATAATTAGTAATAGCATTCGAATTAATAATAAGCATCACTTTACATTTCGCAGTATTTAAGTAATCAATAAAATCTATATACATATGTGTATTATCTATAATTTGGGTTTTCCCGCCGGCGGAATTCCCTTTATATGATGTATACGATGAATTGAACGAATCAAAGTAAGGCGGGTCTAAGAAAATAAATGCCGTAGGGTCATTTTTAAACTTTTCTAATGTTACTCTGTAATCATCATTATGTAATTCAGCTTTTTTAAATAGGGAAATTAGATGTCTATAACACCCTATTTTTTCTTCCTTTTGTTTTAAATCAAGCATCCCCCCTCTTTTACCTAATCGCCTACATAAAAAATAGTTTTTACTAATATCTTTTTTAACTTCTTTCCACTTCTCAGATGGTTTATCTTTATTTATATATTCCTTAAATTCGGCGTTAAATTTCTTCAACATTTTAGGGAATTCGCCATTTTTTACATCATTTAGGAACTTCATTAAATCCTCGTCTATATCGTTAAAATAAAACTTGCATTTTGATTCTAAGTGTGAAGAAAAAGCACAACTCCCGCAAAATGGCTCGACAATAGTTTTTATGTTATTCAAATCAACTGACGGCATGATTTTTTTTAAGTCTTTCGACTTACCCCCTACGTAACTAAAAAAGAATGTTCTTATTTTCATATATATTAAAATATGAAAATAAATTTTTATTTAATCTTAATGGCATCTTTCCCGATGGTTAGAAATCATATGATATCTGAATATAGGAAATGTTAAAACTTCGCTAAGGGTGAGCATTTCAAGGGAATAACCGCAAATATTACACTTATAAAATACTTTTGCCCCTTCTTCGCGCCTTGTAAATAAACTCATTCCTTATAACATACCGATTGATTTTAAATATTTTTTACCTACAATATTGAAATGAATAAATTTGTCATCATCAACGGTAACGATTACCATTTTATCATCCACCAATATTAAAGTGTGTGGAATTAAAACACCTCCTCTTTTATGAGTCATACGTTCTATTAATTCCTGAATAGTCATTATTACGTTATACTTTTTCATATATTATATATTCCTATAATTTTATCTAAATCAATATTATAATGACAAACTACTATATTAACCTCGAACTATCAAACGCGACCGACGTCGAACAACCTATAAATTTCACTCATGCTATCACTTCTAACCTTGGATTCACACCTAAGGATTACAACGTTAATATTATGAGATTCTATCTACCGAATAGCTCTAATCCTATTTTCCATTTTGTCGATGGTGACTTTAAAGTGTCTATGGCTTGGAAAACTAACAGCATAACTAAAAACGTAACTTTTCTACCTTGGTCGTCTAATGCAGCATCGCGTAATGTGTTTTACATGGAACATCTTATGTACATGCTAAATTCAACTCTACGCGATTGTTGGACTGACTTAAACGCTTTAGCGGCTCTTCCTTCAACAATTGCGGATGCATACTTTACATATGATGCAGTCACCGAAAAAATATCATTCGTAGCACATAAAAGTTACTATCTAACTGATGACTTCACCGCACCATTGGCAGACCCTATATATGTGTATTGTAATACCCTTCTAAATCGCGCTATTCATGGTATACCTGTGTACCACGCACAAATAACTAATAAAGAGTACAGATTTAAAGTAATCGCAACGGGAAATAACTTAATCCTTACGAATTACCTTGAAATGATTCAAGAATCTTCATCATTTAGTGAGCTATGTGACCAAACGAGACTTATATTCTATACAGACATGCCCGTCGTGAGTGAATACACCGGTTTAATTAACGCTGTAGGTTCTTCTCAAACTGGTTCATCGAAAATTCTTACCGATTTTATGGGCTCAAATGACTCTATTAAAAACTTTAATAACAACCTTATCTATAACGCAATTGTTCCATACAGAACCGCAAGATTACAAACATCACAGAGTTTAACTTCGGTTCGTGTAAGTGTTTCATATAGTGATACTCTCGGTAATCTTAACCCTCTTATGATGCCTCCTAACTCATTCGCTTCATGTAAACTCATATTTTCCCCCGCTTCTGTCCCTGTAACAATCGATACCGCTAATAATGCAGTCAGGATTTAAATGTATTTTATAATATTTTAAAAATATTATAGGTTTTTACTTCTTATATAGTTTACTCATTTCTTTGAGATATTCTTTAAACGAACCATACTTAGCGACACTGAAGGGGTGTACATCAAGGAATGCCCGCCATTCATGTAATTGTTTAGGTAGTTTACCCTTCTTAGATTCCTTACCTACTTTAGTGGCTTTCTTGTACATCCTATACATTTGCCTCAGATAATTAGTAAAGTCTTTATATTTCTTTGTGGAATATTGGTGCTCCTGAACTAACTTTTTATATGCGGGTGTGTTAAGTTTCTTCTTTGTTACCCCTTTCGGCATGGCGTGTTTTACTTTATCATACGACGCCTCCATTTTTGTAAGATATTCTTTAAAAGTCCCGTATTTCGCCTCTGAAAATTCATGAGAATACAACCAACATAACCAATCAATGCTGCGTTCGACATCCTCGATACCATCACCTAATGCTAATTCGTATTCATCTACAGACCCGCCTGTCATCTTTAGCTCGGCTTTTTCCTCTGGCTTTTGGAAAATGACACTAACAAATTTATAAATGTCTTCTGGTGGTGTTTCGACTCCCATTATGTCAACCACAATTTCTAAAATCTTCTGAATTTTCTTAGTCCAATTCCCTATGCCTTTCTCTGTCATGATTTTGTGTACAGCTTCCACAATCTCCATAATCTTAGCCTTTTTAACAGCCGGAATTTTACCCCCTACTTTCAACTTTTGAAGGTTCTTTAATAGCTCTTGTTGTAAAACTTCGGTATCCATATATATTATTCAACATATATTATTAATTTAGCGGGATTTTATGGACTATTGGAATGCTTGCATTTATTGTAGTATTCATTAAAGAGCATTTTTTAAGAGCATTTAAGAGCAAACCCTTTTTTAAGAGCATTTTTAAAATACAAAATCGCCACACATACCCCATTTTTAAGAGCATTAAGAGCATTAAGACCTTATTTTTTACTTCCAAGTCGTACTGGCAAAAAATATTTTTTGAAATATTTTTCTTTTGCCAAAAAACTAATAAAAATGCTCTTAATGCTCTTAATGCTCTTAAATTATATTTTGATTTAGTATATATATATTCTTTTTAATAATAATAATAATAATAATAATAAAAATAATAATAAATAAGAATAAAAATAAGAAAAGGATATAGGGAAACGAACTAAGAGCATTTTTAAGAGCATTTTTTAAATGCTCTTAATTTAACATTTGAAGGGCTAACTGAAGGCTTGGAGGAAATTTATTACTATATGAAACTTTAAAAAGTACAAAAAAAATAAAAAAATAAAGTTTTTGAAGGGCTAACTGAAGGCTTGTAAAAAATAACATTTTAATAGCTCTTGTGATTCCTTGAAATTGTGCGCAAAGTAAACGCGCTATTTTTTGATATAAAAATAATATGTATTATATAGTATATAATAAAACAATGACTTCAACAGTTGAAAAACTACAAACTCTCGGGCTTAAACTTGGTTCAGTTCAAATTACTACTAAAATGAAGAAGGGAATAATTAGTAAATTTCCCGTGTTCAATGTGGCGTCATGGAAGGATGAGCCTAAGTTGTCAACCAATGCGAAGTATAACGGGAATTATTTTTTAACCGGTGAAAATAATGATATAGTGGTTCTTGACCTTGACAATATGGAGGACAAGAATTGTATAGAAATGAAAAACTTAGCGGATAAATGCGCTTCTGTAGTTGTGAAGACCCGTAAAGGTTTCCATTATTACTTTAAATTTGACCCTGATTTTAGCGAGACGTTACACGGTAAGAAGGCTTTTAACGTGGATTTTGACTTACAAAGTAACGGGGCGCTTGTTTTTTGTCCACCAACAACATATAAACATTGTGAAACGCAAGAGGTTTTTAAATATGAGTTAATTAAATACTCCAAAGAGTTAATAAGCATGTCTAAAGAATTGAAAAATAAAATCATGTCAATAATAGGCAAGGAAAAACCAACCAAGAAAGCACCTAAAACCTTACCTTCCGAAGTTCCAACGAAGAGCGAAAGTAAAGTAACAATTGATGATGACCTATATTATAAACTAATCAATGGCTTAAATAAAGTTCGTTCATTGGATTATAAGCAATGGCAAGACGCGGGTTATTGTTTTCATAACTCAGATATGGACTTGAAATATTTTGACTACTTCAGTAAGAAGTATTATGAAGAATATGATAAGGACGAAGTGGAACATTTTTACAAGAAATTAAAAGTTAGAAGCGATGAAGACCGTAAGTTAACAATGTCTACTATTTGGCAGTGGTTACATGAAGATAACGAAAAACTATTTTTTGAGTTGAGGAAAGAGGCACAGAAAGAGTTTTTCATAATCGAGTTCGGGAAATACGAAGTTTTTAGTTACGTGAAATTGTTAGAACTAATCAAGAAAGACGAGGACGATTTAAAGGATGAATATTATTATTTGTTTAATGCTTCCCGTTCGTTTCAATACTTCAACCATTTTCACGTTTACCACCTATATCAAGCATCAGTTTATAGGATTGGTGAAAGTACACCTATACTATATCAAAAGGCAGAGTTACCAAATGCAAGCGTAAAGCAATACATAAAAGGAGCAAAGAAGACAGTAATAAAAGAACATTCATTTATTACAATGTGGGAACGCGAGAAAAGCATTAGGATTATTGAGAAATTTATATTCAATCCTGACCCTAATTATAAATGCCCTGATTCAGTTATAAATTTATTCAATGGGTTCGAAATTGACAATTTGGACAATGATGGAACATATGACATGAACGCAATTTCTCCATTTTTTGAACATATTAAGACCCTAATGAACGACGAAGAGAAAGAAGTTAACTTCTTACTTAATTGGATGGCTTTTATAATCCAAAAACCACATAAAAAAACTTGTTCGGCAATAGTTCTCTATGGTAATACACAAGGCGACGGAAAAAACTTAACACTTGACATATTCGGGGCACTATTAGGAAAGTATTATTTACACATTAATAATTTAGTTGAGGCTTCAAACATTTTCAATTCTCAACAACAAAATAAGCTATTCATTACATGTGATGAACTCAACGCCCGCGCTCGTGATTTAGCAGATGAATTAAAAAATATTATAACAAGGAATAAACAAACAATCACATACAAGGGTAAAGAATCATTTGAAATTGAAGATTATTGTAATTGGGGATTTACTACTAACAATGAAGGAGTTTTAAGAGTTCCAATAGGTGAACGCCGGTTTCAAATTTATGAAGGATGTGAGGCAAAGATTAGCAAGGAAAGAATAAAACAACTTGTAAATATCTTAGAATCCAAAGACCTATTAAGACAGTTATTTAATTTCTTTAAAGCGAGAGATATTAGCAATTTTAACCCGAGGGAAGTTATTTTAACTAAATACAAGAAAGAACTAATGTTAAATGACCTTCCAGCATATATAACAATGTTCAGGACACATGCCAACCAATATAACGATGTCAAATTAACACCTAAAAACATATTTTTACAAGGAGTTCAATATGCAAAAGAGAATAAAATGACTTACTCGTTCACTGAACTGAGATGTTTCAAAGACATTAAAAAGTTTTTCGGGCAGTTTCAAAGTAAAACGAAAAACAATAATAAGACTTACGATTTTCCCGAGGACTTTTCGGATAAAGTGGACGACATTATAAGAAATGTTATTGAGAAAAGCGACAGTTAAAAAATTTTATATTATTTTTATAATATAAAAAAATAATCTATTACTATAATATAGGAAAAATGGAAGGTAAAAAATACTTATGCGAACTTATCAATAGTCAAATGAATGAAGACAGGATGTGGTACGAAGAGAACATTGAAGAAATGACGGCATCGCGTAAACACCTAAACGAACTAATAAAAGATTTTGAAATGGCTATTCTCACACAACGCAAAGATTATAATGTATATGAACACTTCGAAAAAATAGAGGACGAAAAAAATGATTACAAAAATTTAACGGATAAACATTTTAAGTTACATAATGAATTAATAATGAATACTGATAAACTAATGAAAATAATTGATTCAATGTAAAATTTATATATAAAAATATAATCTATTACTATTATATAGTAATGGAAGGCTTGGAAAAACTCGGAGAGGTGCAAAAGAAGAAATATCGTTCTAAATATGCAGAGTTAACAGAAGAGGAGGTAAAGAAGAAGTATCAAGAGACTACCAAGGCATGGCGTGCTAAAATTTCAAAAGAAAGGGCTTATAATTACGTTCATGGACATTGCGATGTGTGCGAGGGAGATTATGCTAATATATACGCTCATAATAAGACTAAGAAGCATGAGAAGAATTTGATTAGGAGTCACAAAGTAAAAGAGGAAGACGAATAAAGTAATTAATATTTTTTAAATATTAATAATTTTCACATTAAAGTACATTGCGTATTTTTCTTTTTTTTAATCGTTACGTCTCGCTCGGTTATTTCTTTAATAATCCAAAAGTCAGAACAATAGTAAGGATTTAAAACGAATTCCTTAGGAAGCAGACAATAACCATTATAACCGAATGATGTACCCCACGAGTTGGCTATTAAGTAATAATCCTTATCATAACCCAAACAAGCGACACAGTGCCCACCTAATGATTTTTCTTTTTCATTAGGCATTGACATAATCCCATCATTTTTAATGGCTTCGAAGCAAGGAAACACGGACATACCAAATACGATAACGAAGCCTTCAGATAAAGCGGTGTTTAAATTTAGTTCATTTTGAACGACACGCTCATATTTCACAATTTTAAAGTTTTTAGCGAAGTCATATAAATATTTTTGAGGTTTTTTAGCGAAATTCTTAATGTCATAAGGGTAGTGTTTCTCATCAAAATACCCATAATGTGAAAGGGATTTCATCATAGTCCTAACTGAAGTACCTGAATCAATTTGTTCTTCATGTTCATATGAACGCGCATTATAGTAATTGAATAGTCTACTAACCGGATAGTTTTTTTTCTGTTCTTGTTTCTTCTGAATGCATTGAATGGCATATGATGACGCATGAGCAACACAACTCCCCAGTGAACCTTGGTCAAGTATAGGGACGTTATAGTATTTTGCTAAGTTTACGGTTTTAGGATTGTCACCACGTAGCCGAGGGGTAAATAAGTTATCCCGTTCATCAAAACTGTCTTTTTTACATCCGTATTTATGTAGCATGTATAAATATGATATAGAAAAAAATTTTTCTAAAGTTTCATTTTTTTTAGAATGGCGTAGTATCTACTATTTTCGAATAGGTGAGCGAGTGCTATTTTACATGTTTTAATAGCCCCGTCATTGGTTACATTAGTCTTATTGTGAACTTTACCGTGTTCTAATTCAACATTCATTCCTATTTTCACGTCTTTAACAGTGAAGCCGTGTTCTTCAGGGTTAACCTTTAATTTCAACAAACATTTTTTAGCGTCGGCTATCTTGAACATATATATTTAATTAATATTAAATTTATCACTTCACAAATAAAATTATTACCATATGAAATATAAAAAGTAGGGTAAAAAATATATTTGTCAATTATATATGTCATTAACATTAGATTATGTCGGGGGAAGGATACCCGTAGCAAAAATAAAGGAAAGCCCGCAAATGGTATATTACGCATTAAAAAAAGACAATTCATGTAAAGATAAATTTGAATTTCCAGAAGTAGATAAGCAAGGATACGGAAAATTGATAAATATACCCGTCTTCACAACAGCGAGAAAAAGATTAAGTAATAGAGATATAGTTTATATTTGCTCGAAGAATGGAGGAGGCAAGAGTTATTATGTTGGTGAGTATGTCTTATCATATCATCAGATGTACCCGAATGATAGAATTATATTATTAACTCGTCTCGATTCAGACGATACATTTAAAAATTTGAAGGTGGATAAATACATGATTCACCTAAAAATTCACGACGAAATGCTATTAGATAAATTCGAGTTGTCAGATTTTCAGAATAGCTTAGTAATCATGGACGATATAGACAGTTCAGATAATTGTTTAGAGTTAAGAAAGTATTTACATAGATTGCGTGACGACTTAATTATGAACGGAAGGCATTATAATATTAACATGCTTATCACAAGTCATGACATTACTAACTACAGAGATACAAGGACTGTATTAAATGAGTGTAGCGCATTAGTTCTATTTCCTAATATGAATATACCTTATCAAATAAGAAGGGTATTAAAAATCTATATCGGAATGAATGATAAGCAAATAGCGGAAATTTTCAAGTTGGACACTCGGTGGGTGTGTTTCAATATGAAATATCAATTCATTTCATACCAACACGGTATATTCATGATGAATAAGTAAATTTCTAACTATTAATATATGGATGCAGAACGAGTAATAAAGTTCTTAAATAATCAAGGGGTAGAATGTAAGTTTATAGCATATGAAGACATGCACGAAATAAAAGATATAGAACAATTAGCACCAAGAACATTAATATTATATCAATTGAAGGGATTAAATGGAATCGGGCATTTTTGCTGTTTCATAAAGAATAGTAAAGGAAATATATTTTTTGATAGTTTAGGAGGACAACCGGACGGAACTTTAAAGTATATGAATGATGAAACAAGCGAGGAGTTAAACCACGATTATAAGTATTTAACCGAATTATTAGCACGTGGTGGAGGAGTTGATTATAATAATTATCATTTACAAGCACAAGACAAATCAACATGTGGCGCATGGTGTGCGATGAGATTATTATGTTATGAATTATCTAATGACGAGTTCGCAAAATGTTTTAAGAATATAAAAAATAAAGATAAGGCATTAGTTAAAGTTTTTGAGGATATAGAAAAAGGCGTTTTAAAATATTAATTATTTTTTTGGATTTTCAAAAAATAATATATTAGTGTATAATATAAATACAATGGCTTCAAATATCAGTACAATTGACCCAATTATCGATCGTCAATTAGAATACCACACTATAGCGATGACGAGCGGGGCCTCTATTCAAATTAGACCATACCCAGCAACTAACTTCACAGCAAACGGAGGAACTACTAATTTTAACATTTCTGTTCCGTCAAAGGCGTGTTTTACGGATAAGTGTGTGCAACTTGAAATAAACGGACACGCCGCATATGTTGGAACTACTACGCCACAATTTAACGCGGGATACGATGCGCTAAGGGCGAATCCGATTAATAGTTGTATCATTAATACAACATTTACAATTGGCAATCAATCTATTTCTCAACGTATTCAGGAAGTTTTACCAGCCCTTATGTGGTATCATGATAATAAACACATTAAAACTTCACCAACATACCAAGATAGATTCCAACTATACAGTGATGGAGTGGCTACTAATAAAAATTCTCTCGGACTTTATGAAAATACTTCAGGGGAGGAACAGCGTGGGGCTTTCCCGATAAGCGGGCTTTCGATCACAAGCACGACCGCCGCAGGTTTCGATTTCAAACTAGTCGAAAGTCTCTTTATGTCCCCTTTCGAGGATACTATGGATACATCTTTAGGTTTTAGCAATATTCCACAAATGAGTTTCGAAATAACATGGGGCAGTCTTGACCGTATGCTATCACATACTGATTACCCCTCTCAAATCGCAACGAGTGCAACAGTGACATTTCTAAGTGCCCCTATCCTGTGGATGAGGCACGTTATTCCAAAGGTGGCAGTACCAAGGCAACTCCAATATAAACACCAGCAAATCGTAAGCTATCCAACCTTGGTCTCAAGTGCCCTCGTGCCTAATGCAAGTGCTACAGTGGTAGCTAATAATATTCAGGTCGACCGTGTGCCGTCTAAATTGTATCTTTACGCATGTCTTCCTCCATCTGTTAAGACTTATTCTCAAACAGACACATTCCTCGCCATTACCAACGTCTCTGTCCAATTCGACAACATTCCAAATCAGCTCTCTAACTGTTCCGTTCCTATTCTTTATCAAATTTCTAAGGAAAACGGATGCCGTCAATCATACGCAGAATTTGCGGGAACTTCTGTGAATACAGCGGGTACTTCAGTTTTAGGCACTACAGGATCAGTGTTTTGTGCCAAATTTGGCACGCAAATTATGTGCCAAGCGATGCCAAACGAGGTGTACGCCACTAATCTTCAAGTTCAAGCGACAATTAAAAATGTTAACCAATCCGATACTCTGACCGGTGTTAACCTTTACGTCGTTGTTGTGTACGATTTAAAAATAGTAATCGGTGAGGACGGAGTTGTTCAAATGCACAACGGAATAGACCACTCACTTCCTTCTACTTACAAAGCCCTTCCAGAAATTCGTAAGATGGAAGGAGGTAGCATTCTTAGTGATGTCGGAAAATTCGCAAAAGAGGATATCCTAC